GTCTGCATGCCACCCATAAAAATCTCCTACATTATAGGTTGCAAACTGTATATCTTCAGCTTCAGTTATAGTATAGTTTTCATACTTACTTACTGCGAGTTGATGTATATAATCTTTTAATCCTTGATTTCCAATAAAAGATATTTTTGTTGACCTACCTTCCGAGATAAGATTGTCTTCTCCTATACCAGCATTTAGCTGAGGACGATTTAATCCCTCATCAATAAGTAGTTTACATACTTCTTTTGGTATTAG